CTAATCGAGATAGTAGATTATCTTATTATACTGTATCTGGTGTAAAAGGAATGTACAATGTGTATGCGTATCCGTTCCTTGGTCTTTCGAGACAAGAAACTAATATTTATTTAGGTACTACGATATACACTCCTCACTTATTTGGTACCGACAAGTTACAAAATGTGACTGGTGAAGCTTTATTACAAAGTGGTCAAAATACATTAGATTATCTATTTGATGTTGGCAGCGCTAAAGTAGTTGGTAAACTATCGCATTTCAACCGTGGTGCTAAGTCAGTAGGCAGAATTTAGTTTAGTTATTTATACATCGATTACCTTGAGTTGTTTTAATATTATTATAGTATTACTTGACTCATTCTATGCAAACAGAGGAGGAGAAAAGGAAGAAGAAGGCTAAGTTATTTGCGAAGATAAAGAAAGCTTATCCATTCCTTTTCCAGTTGGACATACCTGACGAACACATCCCGATTTTATCAAACCATTTAGATATGATAAAACGTGGTGAAACCGAGGCTTATTATACCCCTGTCGCTAAGAGTGTAGATCCTGCTGTATATGCAGTAGGATGGCAAAGAATCTTCAATGCCAACTTACATAGAATGAACGATGTTCTTACAGAGCTCGAATTATCCAATCGAGCTAAATTTGGTCCAAGGTCTATCTCAGTACCATGGGCAGAACGTGTCGCAAGTTTAAAGGCTTCTTATAAGTCACAAGATGAAAATCATATTCCTAGGTTCGACTATACGCCTGGGGATGGCAAGCTTATAACGATACCCTTTAATAATGCAGTTAAAGAGATGCAAGGAGCCTCTAGTGCTGGTTTACCTTTCTTAACAAAGAAAGCTACTGCCGTTACTAAACTACTTGCAGATTATGACACGTATTTATCACGAAAAGATGCTTGTATGTTGTATACACGTACGGCGGAAAGAAGTAAGACACGTAATGTGTGGGGTTTCCCTTTCGCAGATACTATCTTCGAGCTTATGTTCTATATCCCTTTACTTGAATTACAGCAGACGAAATTCTACCGTGCTGCTCTTGTTAGTCCAGATGTTGTATCCCAACGCATATCGGTCTTAATACATAAGGCGAGAAGTCGTGGTTGTGTATTGTATTCGGTAGACTTTGCGGGCTTCGATTCTAGTGTTCTTTATCAATATATAGTTAAATCTTTTGAGTATATAAAGAGCTGTTACTCTCCGTTATTCCATGCAGCCCTAGACGTCGTTTGTGAACGTATTTATAGCATAACTATACTTACTCCATCCGGGGTCCTTACAGGTAAACATGGTGTACCTTCGGGTTCTACTTTTACTAACGAAATTGATTCAATTATTCAGCTTGGAATTGCGATGACTTGTAAATTCATTCTAGA